CTTGTTCATGATAGTGTGCCTCCATACCATCTCGTTGCTTGATACAATACTCATGATACCGACGGAGATACTTGTCAATATCGTTACGCATTTCACGAAGCAGTTGTTGATTATTTTTCACAGCATGATATTCAGCAAGCAGTCTTGTCAAATTACGCATACAGTAATCTGCTACAGACTGGTAGGTTTCGGCACTCCGCTTTGTTTTACCATAAACGGGTGCAATAAAATTATCTAAAGATTCTTTAAGCATACTCGGCTACCTTGTTGGCAGATTTAACAAACTTGATAAACGTTTCGTCAGGCCAGGTGCTCTTGGCATTGTTGGCCCAATGTGTTAGTAATCTAACATTGCCTTGTATGTACCCAAGATTGTTATCAATCCGATCAACGCTGGTGCGATAAGGATTTTTACTCTGCACATCGCCGCTTTCGTACTCCAACATTATGCCAGTTAAAGCACATCGACCTTTTTGTTCAAACCACAATTTGGCAAGATAAGGAATAGTCAAGTTGTTTTTCCAACCAAATTTTGCGGCACGTTTTCTTGAGTTTGATATATTCTCACTGAGTCCCATCACAGTGCGGTACCAAACATAGTCTAGATCAAACATGTCTCTGTAATGTGTTTCGTGTGTTCCTTTAGGAACAACGCTCATCATGAGAATTTCTTTTTCTAAAATTTCCGTCAGTTTATTTTCAGTTAAGCGGTTATCACCGGGTCTAGCAGAATTATTATACATTTTATACTCCTTTGGGAAACAGGCCAGGAGCAACATTGCCTTCTTCAATGCCCATTTTAGCACCAGCTCCGTGGAATGACAAGTTTAATTTGCCACCGTTACGAATATGCAGTTCACGCATAAAGTTGGCCATAGCATCCGGTGCCGACCAGGTAGCACCCGGGCGCACATGTGCCCATTGATCTTTGCCTTTGTCGTGCAAGATGTGCGACGATTTAAAAGTAGGCTTAATACTTTCTAGCAACGTTTTCATCCAACCGTTGGGCAGTTTAGCATTATAGTCATTGCTGGAAAGACGGTGCAATTCATACAACCCAATAAACACACCTTGATCAATTTCTTCTTGTTTGTCATATACACTAGTAATGGCATCTAAGATATTGTATAGTGTATTGCCGCTGTTATCAACTTCAATACCCTTTTGAGCATACTTAAAGTGACTCATAAAGTATGCATTGTCTCCGCAGAGTGTTGCACTTTTACGAGAAGCTTTGTCTTGTAAGTCAACGCCGGCTTTATCAAACTTGTCTTGCATTGTACGAGCACGTACAACCTTAAGCTCTCGACTGCCATTTTTATAACGAACTAACGCATTACGGTGAAGGTCACCAGGATTTAATCTCTTGACACCTGTGTCGTTGAGCAGTTCAAATGCATAACTGGCAAAATTAGGGTCAGTGGTTTCTACCACAGCACAAGGAATTTCTGTGTAGCCTAATAGGCCTGCGGCAATAGTACGATGTTGAGCATCATACAAATATATTTTGTCGCCGCCATTGATACGACAAGCAGAACCCGGTGAGCATACTCGTGGATCCCACTTTTTCATAATGTTGATAATGTGTTTGTGAATCACATCACGTTGCACCTCATAATCAATCCAAAGATCTTCAATTTCAATCATTGAACTGACAGGGAATCGGTGCGAGAGAGCTTGGGCTCGTAGACGCCAAGATTCTATTTGCGCTTCGGTGACATTGTAATGTGCAATAAGTTGTTTTTCAACTTCGGCAATTACATCCGTGAGTTTACGTGTGAGGCGTTTTGCAGCCATTTTTCTCTCCTTCGTTACTGGACACAATGCCAGATTGGTTAATGAACACTTGTATTATATATCCAACAAATTTGTTTGTCAACCATGATGCTCTGCAACCCCCGGCGGTAATTTAGTGTGTCAGCTCGCACCGTTGTTACTTTGGCTCCCCGTTTGGTTCAATGCCTTGTAACACACACCTTCCACCCGCTTCCCGACAGGGTCCGTTCTCGCATTGCCAGCGGCCTTTCGGTTTAAAGACTACCACCCGTGAGAGTCACCTCACTTCTCATCCTGCGGGTCACAGTATCCGCGAACCAAGCGGAACGTTCTTTCAGGTGATCAACACCCGGTCCGTTGTGGCCCGGTCACTGTGCAAACAGTGTCCCAGGCGTCGAATTGTGTCAGCCGCGCTCTGCGGGCTGGCGTCAAACATCGCTCGAATATCCTCAGCAGTGATACCATCAGTGGCTTCACAAGTGTATACCTCATAGTGGCGTTGGCTATTGACTCTAGCACGTAGCAACAAATGATTGTAGTTGGGAACAGCAGTCTCACGAAGTGGTTGACCTTTAAGGCGTTCCCACATGCGCTGTTGCTCGTCTTCAGTGAGGTCTATGCAACACTCAAGGCCTTCGTTGCACCACATGATCAAAAACTGATGACTCACAGTTGAAATTTCCTCAGCACACTACAGGCGTCTGCCACATCATCTGCTGTGGCATTGGTCAGTATCTCGTCCAGGATGTCGGCTTCTTGTATCAGTAGTTCTGTCTTGGCCTCACGCACCAGACTCAAGGCATAGGCCAGGTCATCCTCAGTGGCCCAGGAATAAAAGTCCTCCAGCGTGGCTTCATCACTGTCCAAAATGAAATGCAGGTTGTTTCGATCCCACTCATTCATATCAATCCTTTGCAATACAATACACGTAGTATAGCAGATCTGGAATATTCAGTCAAGTAGTAAAAAGTATTGGTTTTTAGGACCAGAACAGTGCAAAGGCAGCGGCGTCACGGTCTGAGTCGAAATAGAAAATATAGCGTCCCGGAGCACGGTCTGAGCTGGTTGTGACCACTTGCCAACGCCAGTCGCCTGTGAGTTCAGTCTTGCACCACTCGATCACTCGATCTATTTGACCAAAAGGTCGGGCAATTTCTTGGGCATGGTCGAAACTTTCGCCGAGCCGTATGGTGCCAATGGGTTGTTGCAGTTGCATCAACTTTAGTTATTGATGTACTTGGGATCTTGCAAATTTTGATCCAGCACATGATTGTACATGATGTCCTGTACAGTGTCCGTTCTGCGGCTTTTGTTTCGTTCACCCAAGACCACAATCACTCGCCGTTGTTTTTTGTGTTCGACCACAAGTGCAACACAATATCCTGCAGGATTGGTAAATCCAGTTTTTGACGCAATGATTTCGTCAAACTCCATCAACAACGGACGATTGGTGTTGTTGAGTTGGATCTTTTTCAATCGCTTTTTGAAGCGGCGTTCAAAGGCCACTGTTTTTTTCACGCTGGCATCACGTATGACCCAATAGTTTGCGGCGTACACAGCCAGTGTGCCAACGTCGCCGGCAGTGGCCATGTTGCCCGGATTCAGGCCAGTGGGATCACGAAACACAGCATTGATGCCCCATTCTTTGGCCTGTTGATTCATACGCCATATAAATTCTTTACGTCCACCAGGATAGTCAGCGGCCAAAGTTTCTGCAGCCGCGTTGTCACTTCTCACCAGCATGGCTGTGAACAGGTCTTGTCTGGTATACTGACCCCGTGGCAAGTTACTTCGCACTGTGGTATTGAGTGGCAGTTGGCGAAACAGATCCTTGCTATGATCTAGGGCTACCATGGCAGTCATCAACTTGGTAATGCTGGCAATGCTTCGATACTGTGTGCTGTTGCGTTGATATTCAATCTTGTCCGAGGTTTCGTTGTACACATAAACACTGGGTTCACGTGCATGTGCAGTGCTAAGAACAAAAAGTAAGGTCAAGATTACCAGGCGCATACTGTAGTTATCTACTCCATTTCAGTTGGTAAAATGTGGCCAGTGCAGGTTTTTTAAACGTAAAGGTAACATGGCTAACTGTTGAGTTTGTCCAAGCAAACTCATCGTACACAGGTTTCTGATAACACCACTCATAGTCTTGATTGACTATGAGTCCGTCAAGATCCAACTGGTGCTTGAGGGCCAGGGCCTGTTGCGTACCGCAATTAAGCCGAACAAAGTTCACTGTGTCCATGGCATAGTTTGAATAACAACGCATCGTGCAGATCGCCGAACCAGAAAGTCATGTCATTGGCATTGACGTCTGTGATGTATCTGTCGCCGGGCAGGCCAAACACTTGTACTATGCTGGCCAGCATTTCATTCCAACGCAACATCTCATTGTAATCATCATGCCACGTCAAGATCATGCCATGTGGATACTCAGGGTTTTTCAAGGTACACTGTCCTTATGTGTTGATCAGCACTGTCCCAATCCATTTTGTAAAACAGCACGTAATCTGTTATGTCAAAATGATTGCAAAAATTCTGTCCGTATCTTTCACCTTTGATTCCTTCAAACGTAAATGCCTTCTGCCACATATTGTATTCCGTTTCAGGAATGCTGTTTTTGCGTTCCACTCTGGCGTCCATGGCCAACAAGTCTGCAGTCATGTTTCCAAATATATCATTGCCCATATCAATCCCACAATCCTTGGTAGTATTTGCCAAACAGTCTAAAGCCGTTTTGAATACGAGCTTCTACCACTTTCATACCTTCGTAATCGCACTGGTAAGTGTCTTTGGGACCATGTCCCATATGCCAATATTTGTGCTCGCCCTTGGCGACCTCGTTGCCATCTTTATCTACTGG